GGATGGGAAAAGAGGGGGGGTAAAAGGAAGATACGGACAAGCTGGCGCGCCGGACCGCCCAGATTCACCGCCCAGAAGCGGCGATGGCAGCCGCCAGCGCAATCGGTGCGGACCCCGCCTCTCCCCCGCCCTCGACCGGCCCGCCCGCCGGCTCGGTTCCCGCCCAGCCGCTTGTGCGGCTGGACAATGGCGGTTTCAACAATCTGGCGGAATTCGCATCTGCCGTTCGCTTTGCGAACCCGGCAGCCGGTCAGAATTACCGTGTGGACGATCGGCTCGCGGCGCCGAGCAATGTTCACATGGAAGGCGGCGATACGACCGGCAGCTATCTGGTACCTGCCGAGTTCCGCCAGAACATCGTGAACCTCGTCTTCGACGATGGCAACGACCCGATCATGGACCTGATCTCGCCTGATCCGACCGCGTCCAACCGCGTGATCGGCCTGGGTGACGAGACGACGCCTTGGGGTTCGAGCGGCATCCGGGCGGCCTGGCGCTCGGAAGGCGAGCAGATGCAGCCCACCCGGTTCGACCTGACGCCGCGCGAAACCAAGCTTGGTGAGCTCTATGCGTTCGTCCTGGCGACCGAGGAACTGCTGGAAGACGCGCCGCGCGTCTCGACCCTGCTGACCAATCATGCGGCAGCCGCCATCCGCTGGAAGGCGGCGGATGCCTTCATGTATGGTGACGGCGTCGAGAAGCCGCTTGGCTGGCTCAACTCGGCAGCGACGATCCTCGTCCAGAAGGAAGTCGGTCAGGGTGCCGCCACCATCGTGCGCCAGAACCTCGCCAAGATGTTCGCGCGCATGATCATGCCGACGCAGGCGAGCTGGCTGATGAACAGCGACGTCCTGCCGTCGCTGATGGAAATCCGCACCGATGCGGGCGTGCCGCTGTGGTATCCCAACTATCAGGCGGCACCGGGCGGTACGCTGCTGGGGCGGCCGGTCATCTTCAACGAGCATTCGCGCTCGATCGGTCAGTCGGGTGACATCCAGTTCGTCAACCCGAACGGATATGAGGCGTTCCGCAAGCAGAACGGCGTCAGCTTCGCGGACTCGATCCACCTCTATTTCGACTACAACATCCGGGCGTTCCGCTGGGTGTTCCGGATCGGCGGTCAGCCGGTTCTGTCGAAGCCGGTGACGCCCGCCAACGGCAACACCACCAAGTCCCACTTCGTCGCGCTCGCCGAGCGCGCCTGAGCCCAGCCCCGGACCCGCGCGACGCGCGGGCCGGTCGTCCCCTGACGGCCGGAGCATAAGGACCATCACATGTTCAGCAACCTGAACCCCTCCGACCGCGCGGGTATCGCGGCGGTCATCGATCCCGCTCAGGCGGGCCCCGGCACGATCACGACGCCTTGGGTCGATGCCCGAACCTTCTTCTCGCTTCTCGCCATCATCTCGGTCGGTGTTCTTGGCGCGGGCGCGACGGTCGACGCCAAGTTCGAGCAGGCGACCGTCAACACCGGTGCCGATGCCAAGGCAGTCCCCGGATCGTCGATTACCCAGATCGTGAAGGCGACCGGTGACAGCAAGCAGGCGCTGATCAACATCCGTCCCGACGATCTCGACAAGAATGGCGGCTTCAAGTTCGTCCGTCTGTCGGTCACCGTGGGCGGTGCGGCAAGCTTCCTGTCCGCCCTGCTTCTCGGCTTCGATCCTCGCTACGGCGCGGCCGGTGCCAACCAGACCAGCACCGTCGCGCAGACGGTCCGCTAAGGAGGCGTTACGATGATCGAGTTCCTTCAGGACTATACGACGAAGGCGATCCCGCCGGAGTCTTTCGAGGTGGGTCAGCGGGTCGATCGCAGCGAGGATAGCGAACTGTATTTCGTTCGCCTTGGCCTTGCCGGTTATGTGACCGAGAACGGCCTCGTCGATGAGGAAAATCGCCCGATCGTCGTCGGCAAGCCCACAACGGAAGTCGTCACGCCGGGTGATAACCGCTTCGCGCTGGGGGGACGTGCGGGGGAATTGTCGCTGGGTCTGGACGCGCCGCAACGCGCGACCAGCGGGCCCGGCAAGATCCTGCTGGCAGGCGGCGATCAGCAGACCGCCGCTGCCGAAGGCGAACTGGAACGGCTGATTTTCGAACTGGCCAAGGCCAATGCCGAAGGCGACGACCTGGCGAAGGAGCTGGAGCAGGTTCGTGGCGAACTGCAGACGGCGCAGGACGACCTGAAGTTGGTGCAGAACGACCTGGGCAATGCCCAGGCGGCTGCCCGCGCCGCCGTTGCAGACAAGGCAACGACCGAAGCTGCGCTGGCCACCGCCAATGGTCGCATCGTGGAATTGGAGGCGGCGCTGGCGGAGGCGACCAAGCCGGTCTCCGAACAGTCCACCGATGATGGCGCAGGCGCCAAAAGCGGCAAGGCCGCGAAGTAAGCGAAGGGGCGGTCCATGGCCATCACGATCCGTGCGACCGCCCCGCTCGATGCGGGCGCGGTGCTGCCCGATGCGCTGGTCGCGCAGCAGCTACGCCGCGACAGCGACGATGATATGGCCCTCGTGAACAGCCATCGCCTAGCGGCGCTGCGCTGGATCGAGAAGCATGTCGCGGTGTCGCTCCAGCGGCGGGGCTGGATGGTTCGGCTGGACGGGTTTTCCGCGATGCTGCGCCTCCCGGTCTCTCCTGTGGCGACCGTCGACAAGGTGACCTATCTCGACGGGTTCGGTGCCGCGATCGATGCGGCCGGTCTGTGGCGTCTGTCGGATAACTTGCTGGTCCCCGGCCCTGCGCAGGTGTGGCCTGCGACGCTTGTCGGGCCCGGTGCCGTCACGATCGAATTTACAGCGGGCTATGTCGACGTGCGCAACGAGGCCCCGAACCTGACGACGTCCGCGCTGATGATGATCCAGCATCTCTACGATGGCGGCAATCTGGACGCGCTCCCGCCCGCGATCGGCATGTTGCTGGATCTCGATCGCGTCCCGGTGATGGGCTGATGGGTATCGATAGCCGGGAACTGGATCGGCGCGTCACGCTGATGCGCGCGGCGCCCGATGACGATGGACTTGCCACCGTCGACGGCGAGTTCGCGCCGCTGGGCAAACGCTGGGCCGGCAAGTCCGACATCAGCGATGGCGAGCGCATCCGGGCCGCGCAGAATGGGCAGGACATCACCGCCCGCTTTCTCCTGCGCTGGGACAGCGTCACCGCAACGCTGACCGCCAAGGACCGCCTGATGGACCGGGATGACCGCGTCTATGAGATCGTCAACGTGAAGGAAGTGCGCGGTCGGCGCGTGGGGATCGAAGTGACGGCGGTGGCGCGGCCATGAAGCCGACGATAAAGATCACCGGGACCGACGAGATTGCACGCAAGCTGCGGGCGATGGGCAAGGTCCTCACGCGCCGGACGCTGATCCCGATCATGGCGGACAATGTCGAGCCGATCGCGGATGACATGCGGTCGCTGGCGCGGCGCCGGTCTGGCAAGATGGCTGGCAGCATCACCGTATCGACGCAGCTGTCACCGCATCAGGCGGCGATCGTCGAGCCGATCGCGCCGATCGAGATCTATGCCGGGCCGGGGCCCCTGCCCCAGGCCATTCAGGAAGAATTCGGCAACCTCCGTGAACCGCCGCACCCGTTCATCCGACCCGCCTTCGACAGCGGGGTGAAGCGCGCGGTGGACGGGATCGCCAGCGGCGGGATCGACGCGATCCTCGACGCCGCCAAGAAAGGCTGACCACCATGGAAGAGGCGCTGCGCGCTCGACTGCTGGGTGCGGCTGATCTGTTCGCGATCGTGGAGCGTCGCGTGGATTGGGGGGTGCGGACGCAAGGCGCGCCGTTGCCTGCCGTCACGCTGAACATCATCACCGGCGTCGCCACGATGCACATGGCCGGGCCGGACGGCTGGGACCGGGCGCGGGTCCAGATCGACGCCTGGGGCCGCACCTTCAAGGCGGCGCGCGACATCCGTCGCCTCGTCGCAGATCCGCGTGTCGGCCTGCTGACCTCCTGGCGCGGGGACCAGTCGGGCTTTCGCCTGCGCACCTTCGTACTGTCGCATCGGTCGCTCGACGACAGCGACGCGCAGGGTCCTGTCTTTCGTCAATCCGTCGACGTGCTCGTCTGGTCGACCCCCCTTGGAGTGAATCCATGAACATCTTCATCCCCGCGAACTTCATCGACCTGCAAGAGCCCGATCCGGAGAAAGCAGAGATCGAGGGCGGCACGACCATCACGCGCGAAGACGACCGGGCGGAGGAGTTGATCCGGCTGGGCCTCGCGCAGCGCGTCAACACCCCGACCGCGCCGGACGTCCCGGCCAAGTAACCCCACCAAGAAAGGAACGCACACATGGCTGCAACTGCTGCGGCGACCGATATCGGTTTCCTGACCGTGTTCGGCAAAGTGGTCGGCAACGCCTTCACGGCGTTTGCGGAAGTGACCGACCTCAACCTCCCGGAGCTGTCCCGTGACAGCAAGGAATTCACCCATTTTGGTAGCCCGGACGGCTACCGTGAGTTCAAGCCCGGCCTGTCGGACGCAGGCGAGGCGAGCCTGACCTACAACCTAATCCCCGGCCTGGCTGACGATGCGGTCATCGCCGCGCATCTGGCGACCAAGTCTGTCGAGGCTTGGCGCGTCCAGTTTCCGAATGGCGCAAAGCTTGATTTCAACGGTTTCGCCACCAAGCATGGCCGCGCGACGCCGATGGAAGACAAGATGACCGGCAGCGCGACCTTTAAGGTTTCGGGCAAGCCGACTCTGACCCCGGCGGCCTGACGGTGAGGAAGCCACGCAAGAGCGGTGCGAATGCTGAGCGCGGCCATCTCGGCTTCGAGGTGGGCGGCAAGCCTTACACCTTCGTCTTCTCGACCAATGCGCTGTGCGCGATCGAGGATCATTTCGACCTTGAGAGCATCGACCAGCTGGACAAGGTGATCGGCAACAAGCCGTCCTTGCGCCAGATCCGGACGCTGTTCCGCATCGGTTTGACCGACGCCGATCCTGCCATGACCGATGTCGAGGCGGGCAAGATCATGGACGAAGTCGGCGGCCTGGAACCGTCCGCGCAGCTGGTCATGCAGGCGCTGACCAACGCCTTCCCGGAGGCGGCCGGTAGCGCCACGGCGGACCCTCGGTAAACGACAGCCGCCCCTGGGACTGGGGGCGGCTGCACACCGAATGGTGTGAGATCGGGCGGGACCCCGAACAATTCTGGCGACTCACCCCGCGCGAAATTGCGCGTGTGTTCGAGGGGGCGGCCCGCGCCGCAACCCTCGAACACGACCACCGCATGACGCTGGCGTGGATGACCGCCGCGCTCGGGCGCATCCAGAAGATGCCCGAGCTTTCCAGCCTCCTGCAGTCCACCGCCCGTCCCAAGGCCCCCAAGCCTCCCAGCGACTGGACCACCATGCTGACCCAGGCAGAGGCATGGGTCGCTTCCTGCTGAACCGGAGACACAGATGAACATGGCAGTCGTCGGCGCGGCGCGCGTCGTATTCGGGGCGGACACGTCCGACTTCGATGCCGGTGCGCGGGGTGTCGAGGGCGTGCTGGGCCGTCTGGTCGAACGGTTTCAGGAGGTCGAGCGGCGGCTGAAGATGCTGGGCACCGGGATCACGCTGGGGATCACCGTGCCGTTCGCGGCGATGGTCCGCAGCGTCGATCGCGGTGCGGGCGCCTTCGAAGGCCAGATGAAGCGCGTGGAGGCGGCTCTCGACAATGTCACCGGCGATCAGCTGGCGGCGCTGACCACGCAGGCGCGGGATTTGGGCCCGGCCGTTGGCAAGGGCGCGACCGAGGCGGCCGAGGGGATCGAGGAGCTTGGCCTGGCTGGCCTGTCGACTTCCGATATCCTTGGTGGCGGCCTGAAGGCCACCCTCGATCTCGCGGCAGCCGGAATGGTCAAGGTCGCGCCTGCGGCCGGGCTGGTCACGGACGTTATGGGTCAGTTCAAGATCACGGCCGCGCAGCTTCCCGACGTCGTGCGGCGCGTCGTTGGCGCGATGGACGCGAGCAAGTTCGGTTTCGAGGATTTCCAGCTCGCGGTCGCGCAAGGCGGCGGTATCGCTGCGGAAGCCGGCGTCAGCTTCAAGGATTTCGCGACCGCCGTTGCCGCGACCAGCACCCAGTTTTCGAGCGGCTCGGACGCGGGCACGTCGTTCAAGACGTATATTCAGAGCCTGCGCGGCAACAGCGATGATGCCAAGTTCGCGATGAAGCAGCTGGGCCTCGAATTCTACGACGCGCAGGGGCGGATGAAGCCGCTGGGTGAACAGGCGCAGATCCTGCGCAAGGCCTTCGGCAACCTGACCGACGCGACCAAGAACGACGCGCTGGCCAAGATCTTCGGAGCGGACGCGGCGCGTACCGCGATCGGCCTGATGAACCAGGGCGTCGAGGGGTTCCAGAGGCTTCAGGACACCGTCGAGAAGGGTGATGTCGGTGCCAAGATCGCCAAGCGCCTGGAGGGCTCTGAGGCCGCCAGCAACCGGGTCGCCAACGCCTGGGAGTCGGTCAAGATCGCGTTCGGTACCGATGGCGGCCTGCTGGCGCCCCTGACCGCCATCAAGAATGGCTTTGCGGCCGTGCTGGAGACGATCGCCAAGGCTCCGCCGTTCATCATCAAGATCGGCGCGGCCTTCGCGGCGATGGCGGCTGCTATCGGCCCTGTGCTGGTTGTGCTGGGTCATGTCGGGGCTGTCCTGCTCGCCAACTTCGCGGCGTCGCGTTTCGGGCTGATCGGCCGCGCGATCGGTCTGATCATCGCGCCGATCTCGACGTTGATCAGCATCCTGGGGGAAATGGGACTGGCGCGGGCGCTGGCATTTATCGGCGGGCGTCTGGCGGCTTTCCTAGGGCCGGTCGGCATCGCGGTCGCGGCCTTCGCGATGCTCCGCGACAGCATCCTGCCCGTGTTGACCGCGATCTGGAACCGGATCGTCGAAACGCTGGGCCCGAAGCTGGAGGAGATATTCGCCAAGGTGGGAGCGATCTTCTCTACCCTGTCGAGCGGCCCGATCGCGACCGCGTTCGGTGTCGTCATCAGTCTGCTCGACGGTCTGCGCGATGTGATCGGGACCGTCGTGGCGGGCGTGTTGGCGGTGTTCGGAGAGCTGCTGGTCCGTACCCTCTCCGCAGCGGCCTCGCTGCTCTCCGGCTTCGTCGATATCGTCAAGGATGTCGTGGATGCGGTAACCGCCCTGCTGCGCGGGGATTTCTCGGGTGCGTGGGACGCGGTGCTGTCGATCGTCACCGACGCCTGTGACGCGATCGTCAATGCGCTGGTCGCGATGGTCCCCGACATGGAGCTGCCGCTCCGGACGGCCTATGAAGCTGCGAAGACGTGGATCGGGGAAGGCTTCGCCTCGATCGGCACCTGGCTGGGCAGTGTCGTAAAGTCGATGGTCGACTATGTCGCCGGGGCGTTCCCGACCGTCGTCGCGGCGGCCAAGTCCGTGTACGAGGGCGTGAAGGGCTGGCTGGTCGACAAGTTTGGGGCGGTCATGGACTGGATCGGTGGAGCGGTGAAGTGGATCACCGACCGCTATGGCGAGATCAAGAAGAACCTGGGGCTGGGCGGAGCGTCGGAAACGGCCGCGCCTCCCAAGCCTGCGGCCCCGCCCGCCGCTCCGGCTGCCCCGACCGGAGCGAAGCGCACGGTCGATCTGGAAGAGCCGAAGAAGGAACGAAAGAAGCGCGGTCGCAATACGACCTATGACGCCGCCAATCGGGAGGAGTTGAAACTTCAGGCCGAACTGGAGGCCGCCCGCCTGCGCGGTGACCGCGAGACCGAGCAGCGCATTCAGGACCGGCTTGATCTGGAAAAGCAGGTCGAGGCGTATCAACGCACCGGCCTGACCCACGACCAGGCCAAGATCGCGGCTGCGCGAGATCTGGCGTTGATCCAGCAGGCCCGTGCCCAGGCGGTCGCCAAGGAGATCCGCGACGAACAGGCGGAGGTCGCGATCGATGTCGCGCGGATCACCGGAAACCGCGCGTTGGAGGACAGCCTGGAACGACAGGCGGACCTGAAGAAGCGGATCGCCTTCTACTATCAGCAGACGCACGATCTGGCACAGGCCACGCTGCTGGCGGAAGCCGATCAAGCGAAGGTCGATGCCGCGCGCCTGGCGGTCCGGCAACGCTGGATGGAAGACGATGCCCGTGATCGGGCGGTCCGGTTGGCGCAGCTGCGCGGCGATACCGAGCAGAGCATCCGCCAGCTGCAACGCGAGATCGATGTCCGCAAGCGCGCCCGCGAGCTGGAGGAACAGGGCGTCAGCCCCGATGCCGCCATGCGCCGGGCCGCGCTGGAATGGACCGAGGAGGACAAGGCGCGTCAGACCGGGGTGTGGCGCGACACGCTGCGCGGTGGCCTGCGCGCGGCGATGGACGGCAACCTGGGCGACTGGATGAAGGACTGGTGGAAGAACCGCATCGCCAAGGGGATGGAAGAAGCGCTGAACAGCCTGACCAACCTGATCGCCAAGCTGTTCTCCTCGTTGAGCGCCAAGAGCAATGGCGGGGGTGGCCTGCTGGGGGCGATCGGCAAGCTTCTGGGATCGGTCAGCAGCGTCACCCGGATCGCGCCGGTCGACATCTCCGGCTGGGGCGATGCAGGTACGGTTCCCTTGCCCGACATGAATTCCCTGCCCGGGTTCGCGACTGGGGGATCGTTCCGGGTCGGGGGGCGCGGCGGGATCGACCAGAACCTCGTCGCCTTCCGCGCGACGCGGGGGGAGATGGTCGACATTCGCAAGCCGGGCAATGACGCGGGTGGCGGGCGGTTCATCATCGAGCCGTCGCCATGGTTTGATGTCCGTGCCGCCAGTGCGGCGGAACCGTCGGTGCAGGCCATGGGCGTCCGTGCGGCGGCCGGCGGGAGCGAGATGGCGGCGCGCAACGCCGCGACGGCGCAGCGGCGGAGGATCGTCCGTTGAGCATCGCCCTGCCCCTCTCTCCTGAGCCGACCGATGCCACTCCCAGCTACCTCGATTATGGCGGCACGCTGCGGCCGATCTTCGGGGGCGCGATCCAGAAGCTCACCCGGCTGGGGGACCGGTTCGCGATCGAAGTGACCCTCCCCCCGCTGGAATATGCGGATCTCGGCATGCTGTGGATCGCACGGCTGATCCGCGCACAACGCGAGGGCGCGATCCTGCCATGGCCGCAACCGGGCTTCTCGACCGGCCTGCCCGGCAACGCGGTCATCAACGGCGCGGGACAGGCCGGGTCGCTGCTGTCCCTGCGCGGCCTGGCGCCGGGCTACACGGTCAAGGAAGGCCAGTTTTTCTCGATCGTGCATGGCGGGCGCCGTTACCTGCATCAATCGGCGGACACGATCGCCGCCAGCGGCACCGGTCAACTCCGCCTGCCGCTTGCGCCCATGATGAGAATCAACCCGGCCGATGGCGAGGTCGTCGAGGTCGCGAAGCCCATGATCGAGGGCATTCTCGACGGCGATACACGAAGCTGGAAACTCGACGTCGCGCTCGACGTCGGACTGACATTCATGATCACGGAGATGAAATGAGCTTGCTGACGCCCGCGCTCGACGGCGCGCTGAAGGCCGATATGCCGCTGGTCTTCGGGGCCGTTGCGATCGACCTGCCGGACCAGGCCGTCAACCTGCTGGACGGTGCCGGCGTGCTGTCGTTTGGAAACCGGACCTTTGTCGGCCATGACGAAACGTTCGGGACGATCGCCTCGGTCGAGGATCTGACGGATGGCGTCGGGGACAGTGCGCCCGCGTTCCAGCTGACCCTCCTTCCGTCCGGCGATGCGGCAGCCGCGCATCTGGCGGCCCCGACCATGCAGGGATCGCCGGTCATGGTCTGGCTTGGCGCCGTCGACCGGGTGACTGGTCAGCCGATCCCGGACCCGCATCTGGTCTTTCTTGGCGAGCTGGACGTGCCCACGCTTCATTCCGAGGAACATGCGCGCCGGCTCGATTACGAGATCGTCTCGGTCTTCGAGCGGCTGTTCGAGGACGATGAAAGCGTCCGCCTGAGCGCGGGCCATCATCGCAGCATCTTCCCCAATGAGGCGGGCATGGACTTCGTCACGGGCGTCGCGGAGACGGTCTATTGGGGCGTCCCCGGCGTACAGGGGGCTGTGTCGACCTATAGTGGCGGCGCGGGAAGCTATGGCGGGCAGGTGCAGCCATGAGCGACGATCCGTTCATCCGCCGGACGAATGCGGCGCAGGCCACACTGGAGCAATGGCGCACGCGCCCGATGCGGCTGGGCACCTCGGACTGTGTTCGGATGACCGCCTCGCATCTGCGCCGGCTGGGCCATGAGGTGAGGCTGCCCGCGTCGGGGTCTTACCGAACAATCCGCAGTGCGCTGAAGGCGCTGGAGAACCGAGGATATGAGAGCCTTGCCGAGGCACTCGACGCGATGGGACTGGAGCGCATTGCCCCCGCTGCGGCGATCGTCGGGGACGTGCTGATGTTGCCGGCCGAAGACAAGCTCGGGGCCTTGGTCGTGGCGCTAGGTAATGGGCGTGTCGTCGGCTATCATGAGGAGGTCGTCGGCGCGGCAGTTTTGCAGCCGCTGGATTATGTGGCGGCGTGGCGCGTCGAACTGGCCTAACCCCCGGTTCGCGGTGCGCACGGCTCCAAAAATTTCCCTGGCAACCACGATCGGATCGCGGTTGAGTTTCCCGTCCTGCGCAGATCGACGCGGGCGGCGGCATTCCCAGATGCGGGACCGCCGGACAACCAGACAATCATGACATCATCGGGTCTGTCGGGCTGACGATAGACATTGGGCGGAGCTAACTGCCGGACAAGGCATCGTTCCACGTCCTCCATCGGCTTCGCCGATACGTAGGTCGCTTCAGGCTTCCGATCGTCAAATTTCGCGATCTGGCCATCGGTCGCGACCAGCAGTGCCATCCAGAACATCTTTTCTCCCCTGCATTGCAGGTCCTGACGGAATCACTTCATGAGCAAGGTACTCAAAACGGCCGCGATTGTCGTGGGTGCCGTAGCCCTAGTTGCGTCAGGTGTTGGAGCTGCGGCGGCAGCTGGCGCTTTTGGAACTATCGTTGCAGGATCGGCAACGGCGGCCACCTTAGCGACGGTGGCGACGGTGGCCAGCGTCGCGTCGGCTGCCGCAGGGGCGCTTACGCTCGCGGCAGGTCTGACCGCGAAGAAACCTACGGCCGAAGCGACCGGCTCCCAAACCAGTTTCTCCGCCAACCCAGACGCGGGCGCACCCCTTGCGCTCGGACGAACGGGCACGGCGGGCGATATCGTCGCGCGCTTCGGGTGGGATACGCGCGACGCGGGTGACAATGATCGACAGGCCTTCGTCGCGGTCCTGTCGCTGGGCCCGATCGCCGCAGTCGAAGGCCAGACGGTGGACCGCGTGCCGGTGGCCTATACCGGCACTGGCGGGGCGATCGGGGCCTATGCGGGCTTCATGTGGTCGATGACCCAGATCGGTGCCCTCGCCTCCGCTGCGCTGGGTTTCGGTGCGGGTGCTGGCGCGCCACCGGGGTGGACGGCGCAACACGCATTGTCGGGTAAGGCCGCCGCCACATGGACGCTGCGCTTCGATACCAAGGCGAAGCAGTTCCAGAACGGCGTTCCCGCACCGATGTGGACGGTACGCGGCACCCTGGCCTACGACCCGCGCAGGGACAGCACCTATCCGGGTGGGGATGGTCCGCACCGCATGGCCAATCCGGCGGATACCGCCGCCTATGACGCGGCAATGGCGACGTGGGAGTGGACCGAGGACCCCTATCTGCTGGGCCTGAAATGGGCGCATGGCGTCTGGCAGCGCGATGTCCGCGACCCGAACAGCACGTATCAGCGGGTCATGGGGATCGGCGCGCCCTGGGCGGCGATCGATGTCGCGGCCTTTGTCGAGGGCGCCAACGTCGCGAAGGCGAACGGCTGGACCTGCGGCGGCATGGTCTATTCGGGCGATGGCAAGTGGGATTCGATGAAGAAGATCCTGCAAGCCGGAATGGGTGAGCCGCTGGCGCTGGGTGCGCGGATCAGCTGTTTCGTCAACGCCCCCAAGGTCAGCCTGGCGACGGTCACCATCGACGATGTCGTGGGGCCTGCTAGCGTTTCCGCAACCCAGCCGCGCCGCGACCGGATCAATACGATCACGCCGCGCTTCCGGCTGGAGGCGAACAACTGGCAGCACCTGCCCGGCGCGCCGATCAGCGTGGCGAAACACGTCGCGGAGGACCGTGGAAAGCGCAGCCGTGCGGTCGACTATTGGCTGATCCAGAACAGCAAGCAGGTCGGCACGGCCGTCCGCTACGATATCGAAAATTCGCGGGAATTCGGGCCGATCACCCTGCCCGTCAAGCTGCACTGGATGGGCTATAAGCCCGGTGATTGCGTGACGGCGCAGCTGCCCGAGCTGGGGTTGAACAACCAGCCGATCCTGTTGCTCAACCGGACGCTTGGCGCCGCATCGGGCATCGTGACGCTCTCCGCCCGGTCGGAGACGAACGCGAAACATGCCTTCGCGCTGGGGCAAACCGCGACGCCGCCCACGACCCCGGGTGTGAGCGGGCCGCCGCTTGTTCCGGTGCCTGCGCAAGACGCATGGGCGATCACCGCGACCAGCCTGATTTCCCAGGCGCAGACGGTTCCGGCGCTGATCGTGACCGGCTCGGTCGATGCCAGCACGGCCGATGCCGTCGTCATCGAATACCGGCCTTTCGTGTCCGGTCAGTCGATCGATGCGGGTTGGACATCGGCGGGCGTCTGGTCGGTCGGTGCCAGCCGTGCGGAGATCACCAGCGTGCGGAGCGGGACGGCCTATGAGGTCGCGATCTCATACCAGCGCCATGGCGTAACCGGTGGGCGTCGTATCATCGGCCCGGTCGTCACCGCTGGACCGACGATCGACTATGATGGCGTCACAGGTCCGAACCGGCCGGAGAACGGCGCGACCGTTGGTGCGCCGCCCGGCACGAAGGTCGGTGATCGCCCTGTCGAAGAGGTGATAGCGCAACTCGACCAGATTGAGCCGATCACGACGGACCTATCCGCGATCAAGGAAATCCAGACCGGTCACTCGACCGAACTGGCGGTGCTGGACGACGCGCGCATCGACATGCAGGCGGTGCAGCGTCAGATGGCGCGCGATGCAGGGCGCTTGAGCGAAGCGACCTTGCGGTTGTTGGCGGAGGCGGACCGCACGCGCACGGTGCTGCGCGATGCGGGAATCGTGGTCGATCCGGTGACGGGTGTGGTTCGCATCTATGCTGTCGACCAGCTGGCGGAAAAGACCTCCAAAGTCGAACTGACGCTGGATGCGCAAAAGGCGCTGATCGAGTCGAAGGCATCGACCAATTACGTCAATGAGCAAATCGCGCTGGCGGTGCTCGACCCGGCGCAGGCGGCGCAGCTGGAACCGATCATCGCCCGGCTGGCCTCTGCCGAGCAGTCGATCGATGGCCTGAACGCGGCGGTCCGCCAGAAAGCCGACCTCATCGAACTTACCCGTGTGGGCGGCCGGGTGTCGACCGTCGAACAGGATTTGGACGCGGTGACGGGGCTGGTCGCGACGAAGGCGTCCCAGACGCTGGTCGACCAGCTGGGGGCCACGCTGACCCAAGTCGAGCAGCAGCTGGGGGCGATCGGCGATACGGTCGGGCTGTCCGTTTCTGTTCGGCAGGCGCGCATCGTCGCGGACCAGGCGGCGGAAGGCGCGTTGCGCGCGCTGCTGGCGGGCGATGACGCCAATCAGCGCCAGATCGCGCAGGTCGCGCAGGCGCGTCAGGAACTGACCACGCGGATGGATGCGGGGTTGCTGACCGAAGCGACCTATCGCCTGGCGCTGGCGGTCGAGGTGGCGGCCGTCCGGGCGCTTACCATCGCGGAGACGACGGCGCGGATCACGGGGGATGAAACCGCCGCGCGCTCGATCGCGGCGCTGGGGGTGACGACGGATGCACAGTCGGCCGCGATCGGGCGGCTCGATCAGGCCTTGATCAACGCGGCCGGGGGGATTGCGGGAACGCAGACCACCATCCGCCAGATCGCGCGGCGCGATGCCACGGCCGATGAGGCGAGCTTGCGGGCGCTGATCGCGGGCGATCAGGCGGACCAGCGGCGACAAGCGCAGCTGGTGCAGATCCAGACCGAGTTGACCACGACGATGGTCGCCAATGAAGCCGCCAGCGCGGTGGCGCGGCAAGCCTTGTTGGCGCGCATGGGGCGGGCGGAGGGGGCGGCGCTCGACTTGACCAAGGTGGTGGCCGAAAACAACCAGTCGACCACCACCCGGTTGCAGGCACTGGACGCGCAGTTCGCGGCGCAGGCGGCCGATATCGTCGCGACGGTGGCGCGGATCGCGCGGGAGGAAAAGGCGCGGGCGGATGCCATCTCGGCTGAGGCCGAGGCGCGGCGGGTGTTGAGCGCGCAGGTCAATGATCCGTCGACAGGCCTGCCCTGGGCCACCGGAGCCATAGCCGATCTGGCGCGCGTCACGAATGACCGGGACAACACCAATGCCGCGCTGATCCAGCAGGTGCGCGCCATGCTCGACGGCATCGGAAATGTCGGTATCCAGCAGGCGTTCGAGGCGGTCATCAATCGTCTGGGTAAGATCGAGGGCCAGTATTCGGTGGCTATCGATGTCAATGGCAACTGGTCCGGCTTTCAGGTGATTGGCGGAGCAACAGGACCTGGGTCCTTCAACCTCATCAACACGGACCTGCGGCTCGGCACTGGCAGGGTGATCTGGAATAACGGCCAGTTCATGGAGGTTAAGGGAATCGGTTTCGGCCGGAACAGCGACCTGCTGTCTTGGTACGGCCCGACCATGGCCATTGCGGATTGCACCCGCGCCAACGGCTTGGAGTGGAAGGGCACCGATGGTGTGATTTTCACGGCCGCCGCGATCAAGGCGGGGCCTTTTACCAATCAGGGCTCCAGCACCCTCATCGCATCAGATGCGTCATTCCAGCTGGGGCCTTTTACTAGCGACGGCAAGTCAAAGACTGTCGTCGCGTCCTACACCTTCCGACGCATTCGGCGCGTGTCGCCGGGCGGCGGCGGGGCCGTGACCGGCACACCCTCCGCCACGCTGGCACTCGAGTACCAGACGGCCACGGGCGCGTGGTCGCAGGTCGGCACGATCCAGACTGGTCAGCCCATCATCATCGTCAATCCCGCTACCGATCAGGACCCCGGCCGGCTGGAAGAGGCCATGTCGGGCAGCGTGACGTGGACGGACACGCGCACGATGCTGGAGGGGTATCTGTACCGCCTCCGCCTGACCCAGCGCACCCAAGCCAGCTTCACGGGGACCGCATCGGGGCCGGACAGCATCACTCAATCTCTCTCCATCATTTCGCAGGAGTAAAAGCATGTCTTGGTATCGCGCAGGCTCTGTCACCGTCGCGGCGGGCTCGAATGTCGTCACCGGCGCAGGAACGGATTTTGTAGCCAGCACCTCGATCGGCGATGCGTGGATCGGTCAGGATGGCCGTACTTATGAGGTCGGTCAGGTCGTGTCCGCGACCGAGTTGCGGTTGACGACGCCTTATCAAGGTGCCGGGGGCGGTGGTCAGGCATATGCCATCCAGCCGACGCAAAGTTTTGCGCGCGATCTGGCGCTGGCAGCGGCCGCCTTGCTCAATACCTTTGCGGCGGTGCGCGACGGCGTCGGACAGGGGATGTTTCCAGGCGGCTCGCTGGCTGCCCCCGGCATACGCTTCACGGCCGATCAAGACACAGGCATCGCCCGGTATGGCGAAAACCTGCTGAGCGCTGTCACGGGCGGCGTCGAGCGGATGCGGTTCGGCGAGGTCAATTCTTCGCTAGCGCCGCTTGTCGCTGGCGGCGGCATCATCTGTCAGCAGGGAGGCGTCGCCGGGTCGCTGGTTTTCCCTCTCGACATTTTGGGCGCTTTGGGCGGTGCCGCGACGATGCGCATCCGCTTCGGCTCTTCCGCGAACGTGTACACCAATCACAGCTTTATCGAAGCGCAAACGCTGACCGGCACTGCCTCTGACCTTCGCTTCGGCACGTCCGGCGTGGAGCAGGCGCGGATCGACAATGCGGGAAATTTTCTCTTCGGCGTCGCGTCTGGCGGAAATCACCGGATCGTCAAATCCGTCGGCGAAGGCATTACCGTCCTGTCGATCGGCGGTGCCAGCTCGGAATTTATCTACTTCAATTCGGTCACGACTCAGGGGTGGAGCAATGCGTCGACCGCCATGTCGGTGGGACGACATTCCGGTAACGGCCGCTCGATCAATGCCGGAGGTACTATCAACGCCTCCGGCGCTGACTATGCCGAGTATATGGTGAAGGCGGCGGGCTGCGGGATCATCGCCAAGGGTGATGTGTGCGGTGTCGATCGCGACGGAAAGCTGACTACCGCCTGGGCAGATGCGGTCAGCTTCGTGGTGAAGTCGACCGATCCTTCGTATGTCGGTGGTGATACATGGGCGGCCCATCTGCCCCCGCGTCCTCAAGCGCCCGGCGCTGAGCCAGTCGCTCCGATCAAGCCGGGCTCTGCCCCTGTGGCACCCGTCGAGCCCGGACCCGAGCCCACCGGGGAAGGGCCGATCTATGTGGCATGGCTTCAGTCGCGCTTCGCCTTTGGCATCGCCGAGCGCGATTACGCGGTGGCGCTCGCCGAATGGCAGGCCGCGACCGACGCCTATCCGACTGCCCGCGCCTCCTATGAGGCGGATCACGCGGCCTGGGTAGCTGCCACGGCGGCCTATGCGCGCGATCTTCCGACATGGGAAGCGCAGCTCGAAGCGGCGCGCGTCTGTGTCGATCGCATCGCCTTCTGCGGTCAGGTGCCCTGCAATGTGACCGGCGATTTCGAGGTGGGCGATTACATCGTCGCGGCGCAGGACGGCGACGGGATCAAGGCCATCGCGGTGAAGGCCGGCGCCATAACGCTGCCGCAATACATGGCCCGCATCGGGAAGGTCTGGGCGATCCGCGACGGCCGCGCGTGGATCGACGTGCAGCATGGCTGATCCGCCCCCGCAGTCCGGCCCGGTCTGGAAAGACTGGATACCGGCCCTGTCCTTCGCCGTGGTCCTCGCTGGCGCGCTGATCGCGGGCGGGGGCTATATCAGTCAGCTGCGGGACAATACCCGCCGCCTCGATGCGCTGGAGCAGCGGGTCGAATTGCTCCGCTCCATCGATACCCGCACGGCGCGGATCGAAGCGAAGCTGGAGGTGCTGGTCCCCGAAAAGGAGCATCGGCCATGATCGACGGTGGTGTCATCCTGATCGTGGTCGGCTGGCTGATGATGTGTGCCGCCCCGGCCGAGAAAATGGTCGCGGGGCGGCGGGCGGCTCGGCCGGTGGTGATCGGCGTCATGCTGCGCACGGCCTATCCGCCGCCCCCTTGCTCTCCCTCCCTCATCGAATTGGTCGCGGCGGCCGATGCCGCCTTGGAGCATGACGCGCTGATGCTCGGAGAGCGCGGCGTCGGCGACGTGTACGACCAAGCCTGACCGCTGACGGCCGGATGCCGTCGAACCCCTCCGACTGGAGATTTCCATCATGAGACTGATCCCGAACTGGCGCCAATCGTGGCGCTGGTGGTCCGTGCGCGTGTCCGCGTTGGGGGCCATGATCTTCGCCTTCCTGCTGGCCGCACCGGACCAGGCGCTGGCCATCTGGCAGGCGCTACCCGCCGATGTGCAGGCGATGATCCCCAATGCCAAGGAAATCGGGCTGGTGCTGACCATCGCGGTCCTCGTGGCGCGGAACGTGCGACAGAAGGAGGTGGGCGATGGCCGCCAGTAAGAAGACGCTGGCGGGGGTGCTGGGATCGGCCGCGCTGGCGGCGCTGACCATGGCGGGGCTGACCAGCTGGGAAGGCAAGCGCAACGTCGCCTATCGCGATATCGTCGGCATCGTCACGGCGTGTCGGGGGACCACCAAGGGCGTCGAGATGGGCCGGGTCTATACCGATGCGCAGTGCGACGCGATGGATAGCGCCAGCGCGATCGAACATGCGGAAGGGGTGCGGCGATGCACCCCCGCGCTGACCGGCAACCAATTGGTCGCAGCGGTTCTGCTGACCTACAATATCGGTGTCGGGCGCGTGGGTGGCGGCGGCTATTGCGGGTCGACGGCCGCGCGGCGTTTCAACGCGGGCGATCTGCGCGGCGGCTGCGAGGCGTTTCGGCTGTGGAACCGGGCTGGCGGCCGGGTGGTGCAGGGGCTGGTCAACCGACGCGAATATGAGCGTCGGCTCTGCCTGACCGGACTGTGACCCGGCTTCGGCTGCTCGCGATCGGCGCGGCGCTGATCGCGGTCCTGGGGGTGCTGGTCTGGTTCTATCAGACCGGCGCGCGCTCCGGCGCGGATCGCGTCATCGCCAAGGGTGCCAAGGACCATGCCGCCACGGTCGCGGAAGCGCGCACCGATGAACGGCAGGCCGCCGCCAGCACCGCGACCATCGCCGCCCGTGCGGCCCGCGCGGATGACCTGACAGACCGCTATGTTCGTCAAACGATAGAGGAGCTTCGCCATGCGATATCCGATGCGCCCGCTGCTGCTGGCGACACTCTGCCTGCCGCTGATGTCGACAGCGTGCGGAACCGCCTCAACGCCGCGACCGACCGCGCGAACCGAGCGGCCGATCCTGCCGCCCCTGCCCAGTAACCTGACCAAGACCGAGCGGCTGGAGCCGTTGACCGCCGCGCCGTCCGGCAAGCGGATCACCGTCGACCAGGCCGTCTTCCTCGAAATCGTCACCCGCTTTGTCGAGGCGATCGGGGCCGTCGAACGCGGCAACCGGCGCGCGGTGGCGGTGGCGCAGGAGCGCGAATGTGTGCGGACCATATTGGCGACGGGAGCGGTCGCTCCCGACTGTCAGCCCGAGGTGCGAGGCGGGAGGTCGAGAGACCCCTCCGGCGGTAGATAGAACGGCCCCTATCCTCGTTTGAAAGCCGTCCCGGCGCGCCCGCATCAGTCCCGCATGGCTGACGCACGCGATATTACTCCAGGTACAAAGGAACATCCATGAAATCCTGTCTTGTGGCGGGCGCGATGGCGCTTGCCTGTCTGCCAAACGCTGCGACATCCCAGGCGAAATTGCCCCCTGTAAAGGATTGGGCTGGCAACACGGTTCCTGGCAGCGCGTCGTCCATCCTCGACAAGGATGGTACACCGATCGATATCCTTAACCCTCTGCCCGTGGCAGGTCGGCAAGAGGCTGTGACGCTTGCCACGGCGAATGTCGCTGCTCCCGCCGCCAAGGTCTATGGTGGAACCTATGTGTTTAACCAAGGATGCGGCGCTTACGGTTCGGTGGCCCTCCGCTACCGTGCGGCTGACGGTGCGACGATGATAACCTTAGTCACCAAGACCTCTGCCGACAGCGCTGGAGGAACGCTTCTGTCGCTCGGAACGAACACGATCGTCGATGTTGCGTTGTCCGGCACGACCGGTTGCAATGTCACGCTGGCGAGAATTCCGTCGTGAGCCGGTTTCTGATCGCGCTCGCGGCGCTTCTCGGGTTATTCGCCAGCCCCTCGGCTGCTCAGGTCGTTGGAACGACACCGACCGTCTATGGCGGTGGCAGCGCGGCGGGCACCCCGGCGCAACCGGCCTGGGTCTTCGGTGCCTCGTCTTTTCGCACGGCCGGGGCGGACCTCTATCGAATGGCTGCTTCGGACGCCAACCGGCTGACCGAGCTGTCCGATCTGTACCTCCCGGCGCAACCAGCGGGCTGGAGGGTCGTGTTCACGAATTTCGGTCTCGATCCCAACAATCGTCCGGCCGGGACGGCGCGCGAGCAGAAGCCGGGCAATAGCAACACGCTCGATTATGTCGTGGCCTTCACCGCACAAAATGGCGGTGGAAGCAGAATCGTGCTGACCTTCGGTGGTGCGGGGTCGGTCACGATGGCGGACGGGGGTTTCGCGATCACCGACGCGGTGCCGACGGCATGGCCGGGCGGGTTCCTGCGCACCTCGATCAGCACGGCCATGGGCGCGGCGCGTCCGCGCGGGTTTACCAGCATGGGGCAGCTTGGCGAGTTGCGCCGTCATCTCGCGGCTCCGAATGCCAGCTATGCGTCGGGTGGATCGATCGCCAGTGTCGGGCTGACCGCCAACACCACCAACGGCTATTCGCCTGTGGGGGTGTTGGTGCCGTGGTCGCGCCAGCCGTCGGTGCTGGAGATCGGTGACAGCATCACCCAGCAGGACGACTTGCCCCAGCTCGCCAGCGCGCGCGGCATGGTCGGGGGTGTGACGCGAGGTCTCGACGATGACGGCCCGACCGGTCGCTTTGGCGTCGGAAACTTTGGCCACCATGGCGCGCAGATGGCGGACTTCATGGATCTGGCGGACGGTCGTTTCGGTCTCCGCTACAAGCTCCTGTCCTATATCCGGGATACGCTGAACGGCGGACAGGTGTGGCCCTTCACCGAGATCTGGTCGCAGGGCCTGCGCAACGACTTCTCTGCGATGGGCTATGACAGCAGGGATACGGTTGCGTCGGTCACGGCCGCGATGCAGGCGCGCTCCACGGCGTGGTGGCAGTTCCTGGCACAGACCTTCCCGGGTGTGCCGCTCATCCAGTCGACGATCAGCCCGCGCACGGTCGATAGCACGACCGGCAGGACCACTCTGCAAGCCCAGACCGGCAACGGCCTGAATAGCCAGCAACCCCTCCAGACCGTCAACGACTGGATCATGACGCGTCCGGCACCGCTGGCGCTGGTAGTCGATCTGCGCGCGGCCTATCAGGCACCGGACGACGGCACTGGCATCCCGAAGTGGAAGCTGACACCGATGGCGGCAGCCGGCGGCGGAACGCTGGCAGCAGCGCTGGTGGTCGGCAACGACATCAGCAATACCGGTGTCCGCATCACGACGAATGTTTCCCCGGTCACCGGTAATTATCTCGTCTTTGAGCCCGGCACCTCCAATATGGAAGTTGGGCCGCAGGTCGGGACCTCGATCGTCAATAACAACGACGGGACCTATACGCTGAAGGCTCCGGCCTATTACGCGATCAAGAAAGCGCATGCTGTCGGATCGGTCGTTTCGACGACCAATAGCGCGGACGGCACCCATCCGGGATCAGGCGCGCAGCAGGCTGCGGCGGCTCTGGTGATCGCCACCAAACCGGCAGTGACCAGCCTCAACGCCCGATGAAGCTTCGCACGGTTGACGTTTGTTCTTTATCTGTTCCATCATGACCAGCGCAACGAATCGCTGGAATATCACTATGATGCAGCACGACCCCCGGTTGCGCGCCGCTGCGCGCGCCATCTATGACGCTTGCTATCCGACCGAGGAATGGAGCCTTCTTCCATTCGAACAGGCGGAGCGATATGCCACCACCGAATATCGGCAGGCCGTGGACGGCGCGCTGGCGGCGCGGGCATGTCTGGCAGAGGTCGGTGAACAGCTGACCCTGCCAGTGTCGTGAACCGGTCCCAGCGCGCGCGGATCGTCTTCATGGGGCTGGTCGCGCTCGACGAAGCGATGGCCCGGTCGAGCAAAGCCCAGGGTCCCATCGAGACGTGCATATCCGACCGCATGGTGCTGGCGACGCTTTACGCCATAGCCGGTCGAAATCGTGCGTCCTTTTACGGCTTTTGGCGGGAGTTGCGGCGTCCGGTTCTTCAACATACCGGCGATGCGACGCATCGCGGAAATACCCTTCATGCCCACTTTGCCGGTATCTGTCGCGCTTTGGGCATCAAACAGACGATCGCCTTCGGGACGGCGCTCACTGAAGCGCGGCAGGCGCCCCGCGATGGTTTCCGCACCAAGCATTGCTGCATCGTTGATGACGAGAGGTCGCGCTTTGCCGAGTTCCTTCGCGAAACGATGAACGAACGGCGTAATGCCAATCGGTCCTAATGATCGGGCAAGCGGTTAGATGGTTTGCCCCCATCATCGTAACCCATTGATATTCAATGCGCCTGATCCTCGTTGCAACCGGGCAAACGGCGTTGATAATAAACGATATTCCGCGTCCACGGCTGAAACACGGGTTCGATTCCCGTAGGGGTCACCATTTGGTGCAAAATCAAGTACTTAGCGTGCCTTTGGTGACAGTACGGTTCCCACAAGAAACGCCGTCAGTTCCCCCAAAGCTCAAAATCTTACCGCTCGTCACGCGCTCCAATGCGCCTTCCGCTATGACCAACACACGCGCTCGCTTGCCGTAGTGTCTAACGGTTTCCGGCGTCATGCCCAGGATCGCGCCCACCTCCGTATCGCTCAGACCCAATTCGAGCAGATAGCAGCACGCATTCTTGCGCAGGCCATGGAAGGTGTAGAGCAGTTGCTGGTCATCATCCACGTAGCCCAGCTTATGCATCATCCGACGCAACCGCTCTTGGATGCGATCTGGCCCGCTGAACGGCTTGCCGGAGCGATCGTAAAGCAGCGTGGTCGCCTTCTTGGGCATACTGGCGATGGCTGCCGTCCATAGCGGGTGCATCGGGATCGCAACCGCAACGTCGGTCTTCTGCTGGCCATGGATTTGCATGATCCGGCCATCGTGCCAGCTATGCGCCATGCGGATGCAGTCGCTCAGGCGCTGACCGCCGCACAGGCCGGTGACGATCGCCAGACGCAACATCGGGTCGGCATGATTCAGCGCGGCTTCCTGCACCTCGGCTGGCCAAGGCTCATGTTCGCCAATCGCTAAAAGAGGGATGCCCGCAGCGGGGTTCGTCGCTATCCAATCATATTCGACGGCCTGCGTCAGCATTGCCTTGAGTACGGCCATCAGATTGTTGGCCTTGCCTGGCTTATCGGCATACCGATCGCGCAGCTTGTAGCAGTGAAACGGGCGCATGGAGCGTACCGGCCGCGCGCCAATCGTCTCTTCGATCAGGGCCACATAATACAGCTTGTTGCGCCGCGTGCTGTCTGCAAGCTTTGAGGTCGTCAAGCGCTTACGATGCTCAACCGCCAGCGCGGCGAATGTGCCTGCGACCGGATCGCTACGGACGGTGCTGGCACCATTCGCCTTCGCCAAGGCCTCAGCAAAACCGGGGCTGCTCGGATCTGGTAGCTTGAAATAGTGGTCCTTCCACTTGCCATCCACCTTCACCTTGAAGCGGCGGTAGGTCTGCCCCTTCTTCTGGACAACGCCGGGTATCAAAAGTCTGCCCATCCATCGTTGGATGCGCCTAGGCCGCTTTTCGCGTCAACCCAGGCATCCAGGATACGCGTATCCCAGAGGGGGATTTTGCCATTGTGGTCTGAAGGGGCAGGCACTTGTCCCGCCAGCCTTTGCGAGCGGAAAGCCGACCGACTACGACCGATATACGATGCCGCCTGTTCCTCCCCGACCAAGCGGGGCGTCAGAGCTACACCCCGGCAAAGACCCGCACGTTCGAGAACGTCGTGCGCAAAGCTGCGCAAGACGCCATGGCCGATCTGTCGGCTTATGGCGGCCCGGTCGAGCTGGAAGCGCATTTCAGCCTGCCTATCCCGAAGTCATGGCCCAAGCGCGATCGTGCGCTGGCTCTTGACGGCAAGATCCAGGCTGATGGCGGCCCCCGTGGCGGTGGCGACCTCGACAATTATCTGAAGGCGATCACGGACGGCATGAACGGCGTCGTCTTTACTGACGACTGCCAGATTGTCCGCGTGATCGCCACCAAGCGCTATGGCGAAGAGCCTGGCGCCTGCGTGAGCGTGAGGGCTCTGTAAGCGTCCCGGCGTATAACTGGCGGGTCCAGCCCGAGATTCACGCGCTGCGTGAGAAGGGCGATGCTGCCCATTTCGGCGCTTGCGGGCCATCTGGCGCGCACGATGGGCGATGACGGCCGTCTCTTCGCGCATCTCTTCCCATCCGGTGGCGAACGACCCCAACCAGTCGGACGGGTCTGGCAACGGGGCGGCGTCGATGACCAGGCGCCAGAGCTTCGCAACGCCGGCCATGATGCGCAGGCCGCGATCGGCGGCATCCTGCGTCATCTTCTTCTCTTCGACGGCCTTGGGATAGCCGGCATCACGCTGCTTCAGCAGATTGATGGCCGTCGTCGCGATGTCCTCCAGATCGGCACGGCGCGGCGGGAACCCGAACGTCGGCTTTCGCTGAAACCCGCCATTCGGGTAGCACAAACCGGCCGGTCGGCTCAGCGCCCTATAATCGGTCATTCCAAGTGCCGGATGCTGATCCTGAAAGCTGACGTTCGTTCAGCCCGCTGCTCAACGTTCGTCGTTCGTCGTTCGTCGTTCGTCGTTCGTCACAAAAAAGTTTTGGCCCGCTTTGTGCCAGATCACGGATCAGCGGGCTCGCCCTCCTGCGCTTGTGCTGCGCCCTCCTGGCGAAGCGCGGCGACCCGTTCGTTATGGGTGAGTGGGTGGCGCACGATACGGTCGGTCGAGGCGAGCACGCCCGGAGCCAGGTTGGCGAAACAGACCTGCCGTCGCATTTCCGCGAGCGCCATCCGCCACTGGGAGAAGCTTCCAGTTGCCGCATCAGATCCTCGGGGGCGATCGTCTCCCCCGCCCATAAACGATAGCTCGGCAGCTTGATTGTAGAACGGTCGCGGCTGGCGAGAACGTTGTTGAACTGACCGCTCTCGAACAAGCGCCCAACGCCGGACGCATCGCAGAAATAGACGCCGTCGATCTCGCCCGCCGCGAAGGGCAGCGCGTTGAGCACGCAGGGCACGAGCTTCAACTGTGACGCGCCGTCGCCGAGATGGCGATCGAGAATGTCGGGATAGCGCTCCAGCCCGTCGACGAGTCGTTTCACCTGACTGATCTGCGAGTTCGTCTCGCACAGGAAGCGATAGGAGCGCACCTTGTTGCCGCCCGAAAGCGACCGACTCTTGCATTCGAACAGGAAAACATAGGGGTCCCAGCGGATGAGCAAATCATAGTCGTATGTTTCGCCACCATGCCGCTCCTCGACGCTGACGGCTTTCAAACCCTGAGCGAGCATCAAGCCCAGCATCGCCTTCTCAAAGGACTTTCCCCGGATTTCGAACGACTGCTTGAGCGATGACAGGCGGGACAGCATGACCTGTGCTGGGATCATCGCGGCAAGCGACGGACCATAGAGCAGCACTTGCTCGCCTTCGACAGCAATGAGCGGCGTATCGAAGAGATCGCGACTCGAACGGCAGAGCAACGCATGGCCGATGAATGTTTCGGCGGCACGGCCAGCGAGGCCGAGCCGCTGGAGCGTGCGGATAAGGTCGCGGCGCGGCATCACTTGAATCCCGCCCGCGGCATCGGTGTCGGCGGCAAGCGCGCGCAACGCCGAATAGCCGCGCAGCCATTCGATCAGCGTCAGGTTGAAATACCGCTCGCAATGCTGCGTCGGTTCGATGCTCAGCGCCTGTCGCAATGCCCAAAGCGAGTGCATTTCTTCGACGGTGATGAACGCTGTCGGAGCTAGCGCCGCGCTTCCAGCTATCCCGGTCGCCTTCGCGGCGACACCGCTATGGACCACCTCGAAATAATTCTGTCCGAGTTGCTGGGCGAGGCGCTGATTGGCCGCGAAATCGATGCGGCTCCATTCGAGCCACTCAGGGTCGTGGCGCCAGACCTCTTCGACGCCTTGCGCCCGCCAATCCTCGGGAATCGCATTTGCATCGAGTCGGACCACATCGCCACCGAAATAGCGAGTATCTTCCTCGATGTGCTCCCAGAATCGCCAGGATTGGGCGTAGTAAAGAATCGGATGAACGGCCTCGATCTCGGCGTCACCCACGGCAACGGGTGCCGGTATCTCGAGCGCACCATTGGCGTCAAACCATCTTTGACGATAACCCTGCATCAGGAGCGACATAGTGACCGATTGAACTGCGGAATCGACGGGAACTTCCGGATCGATACGCTCGCCTTCCCGCGCGCCGGGCAACGACAGGCCATGGCCATCAAGCACGCCGCCCTCGCCGAGAACCTCCATCAGCCGAGCCTGATGCGCGCCGGACTCGCGCGCGCCTGATTCGAGAAGCGCGCTGACACGCACCGCGGGATCGAGCTTCGCGCCATCGCTCGCATCCGAAGCAGCGAGAATCTGACGATACCCCTGCTCAATCCGCTCGACGAGCGCCATGAAGTCGCGAACCTTGTCAGCTTCATCGGTGCCAAGCGCCGACTCGATATGGTGTTCTACCGCGGCCAGGCAGGACACGCGCTTGGTATGCGCGGTCGGATTGGGATGCTTGATTAGCGGGAGGCCGCCTTCGCGCATGATCGCGACCAGCCGATCGACGGCCTCGCCGTCGAGCCGAACCGAGGCGAGATGCGCGATCAGCTTCTTGCGGTCATACTTTTCTAGGGTTTGCTTGACCGTTTCTTCGCTAAGCCTAGGGTCCAAACCCAATCAGCATCTTGAGTGGTGACAGTTTTCCTGATTCACTGGCGTGTGGATCAGGAGGAATGAGGCATGGCGCTATTCTGGTTGTCGGATGAAGCGTGGGCGGCGATCGAGCTGCATCTGCCGAAAAACTA